CCTCAATCCTGAGGGCCCTCCTTGAAACCTAGGAGTTTCTATGAACGTGTTCCAATCCATCGATAACCTCTTCCCTACTGGGAAGGACCGCGGCTTCGGAGAAGTCGTGGGGTGCCACATCAACTTCTACGTAGATAATGTCTTCATTGACAGGATCTACGAAAAGAGGAAGGCGTGGTACGTCGACGCGTCTGTTAATGCATTTCACATGCATCGCAGTCTTGTCAGGTCGTGGACGGAACTTAAGTTCCAGAAACTTCCTAGACAAGGCGATCGGCTCGTAAAACGGCAGATCGCGCTTGCCGTGTTGAATTCCTACTTGGCTAACGCCGAGAAGGATACGCAACACTGTGAGTACCATGTTAACGTGACCATCGGCCGCGCGGGGAAACTCGCGTGGACGGAAGTCTCCAACTACTGGGATCTTACACCTGAATGGGTGCAAGATACCAGGACGTTGGTCGAAGTGGTCGACCACATGCCGATGGACCTGCAAACGCAGGTTGACATCGCTGTGATTAACTGCTCCGAACGCATGGCGTCTCAAGGCAAGAACATAACGAAGATGGACGAAGAGTCGATCAAAAGAGGCAATGCTGCTTGGGCTGAATGGCTCGAACAGCAGAAACTCAATGACTGGCCCTTAATCCCGTACAGCTTTAACACTGAACGTCGTTAAGTTCTTGAAAGGCCCCTCGGACTGAGAGGGGTTATTCTCTGGGGTACTATTGACCCCCTCGCTAACAAACTTAGAGAAAGTAGCTGCTATGCAGAATCCCCCGGCCCCGCCGCACGAGCTCAAAGGAAGATATAACGAATATATCTCAATCTTTGGGACCACGTACGTTCGGGATACCGGCTGGGTAGCACAATATTACCGATCTAAGTCTAGCGTCAAGACCCCGGGCTTCAAAGGTGTTCAAAACCGGAATCTGCTCCCCTGGAATCCGTTCAGTCAATCTGAACAGACCTGGAGGTACAGACAAGGTCAGATCATCAAAGTCGCATCGGGGGGTACATTCACGCAATGTACCGGCTACGTTTATCAGGTCATACCATTCGGTGCAGGACCAGGCTTTCCCAACCCGGTAAAGGGCGTTGAAGCTGCCGCTATCATGAAGCTTAGAAATAAGATCAAAGATAGCAGTATCAACATCGCTCAATCCGTGGCTGAGCGGAAGCAGGCTCTGGACATGATGGCACGAACTGTAAACCGTCTCGCAAGTGCTGTGCTAGCAGTCAAGCACGGGCGCTTCGGCCAGGCGAGCAGTCTACTCGGCATGAATTACGATCCCACGCTCCGCAAACGCGGAAAAAAGCAAGGGGTCGCAAACGCTGTCGGGGACAACTTGTCTCGCTATTGGCTGGAGTACCAGTATGGCTGGAAGCCGCTGTTGTCGGATATTCGTGGATTTGCGGAGCTAATCGCAAAGTCGATTCACGGTAACCGGCCGGTCCGCGTCGTCTCAACCCATACCGGCAAAGGGACCTACAATGGAGAGACTATCGTCTCTCTAGAGTATGGTTCCAATGGTAGGATATGGGAAGAGATACGTGGAACACACCAGCGCAAGGTGCGACACGTCGTTGAGTTTGAGATTGACTCAGCTACGTTAGCTACCTTGGGGAGTACCGGAATCACCGATCCGGCTCTTCTCGCTTGGGAGCTGCTCCCGTATAGCTTTGTAGTGGACTGGTTCATCCCCGTAGGGGATTATATCAGTTCGCTCTCGGCAACACAGGGGCTTATCTTTAAGCGGGGAAGCCAAACGGTGGTTGACGACTTCTCGATGAGCACAGAAGTGCAATCTACTACGTTCTACGGGACTGATCTATGGGTCGTGCAGAAGAAATTCGGTAAGGATATTACTGGCCGTTCGAAGACCAGGACCATCCTTAACCAGTTTCCCATGCCACCACTGCCCAGTCCTGAGCCGTATGTAGGGGCCATCCGCGCCCTTTCGGGCATCGCTTTAATCAATCAGGCATTTGGAAACGCGGTACAGCGAACGCGTTGGACTAAGATCCCATCCAGATTCCACTACTAAGGAGTGCCATTTTGGCAGCTCGCGCAAATATCGTCCTCGCGGACGGTCAAGCTACCCCGGTCAATCATACGTTTGGCCCCAACTCCGGTGACGGCAACGTCCCCGGAGCATCGGTCATTTCGTATGAAGATCGATCCGGTGGTATCAAGGTCGGGTACCCGGTGATCCAAATCACCACGCGCCCGCCGACTCGCCAGAACCGTAACCACAAGGTTACGCTGCTGGTGAAGCGGCCGGTGCTGGAGAACGTCACCAACTCGACCGTGAGCGGCATCGCTCCGGCGCCGACCGTGTCCTATGACGTCACTGCCAAGATCGAATTCGTTCTTCCCGAACGGTCGACCCTGGATGTGCGCAAGGACGCGCTGGCCTATGCCAAGAACCTGCTGGCAAACGCAGTGGTTACCTCGGCGGTTCAGGACCTCGAGTCCCCCTGGTAAGCTTGCCCCCTAAACAGGGGCCGCTAAACCATGAGATTCGTGGTATCCATCATCGTCGGGCTAGTCATTGCGATGCTAGTCCTCTTATTGGGCTTTCGCCTAATGGAAAGGGTTCTTGACCATGGCCGCTTCTCAGCGCCTAAAGCGGAGGCTGTTCAACCTGAACAGTCTCCCGAGTGATGTTGCTCACGGACACGTCTTGGAGCTTTACGCCAGATTCCCAGGAGTATCTCTGGTACCTTCTATGGTACTTGAGCCTCCTCCCGGAGATCCTAGTAGAGCTCCTGACGTGGATTCAGCTAGGCTGGAGTCTCTTCGAGTAGCTTTCCTCAAGAAGTATCCCGGTTTCACCGGATTTACTCCTAGAGAGGCTGCGAAGAAGAGTTTCCTGTCCTACGAGGAAAGGTGCAGACAGTACAACAACAAGCTGAAGAGTCTCCGATCTGGCGCCATAATGGACGCTACGTTGCAATCCGACATGTTGTCGGCCCAACGTCTGATCGGTGACTTATTAGGCAAGTTTAGTCCTGTCGAACTCCTTGACTCGAGTCGCTGGGGTCCCGGATCTACAAGCTCTTGCAGTGGTCCAAACGTCACAAATGCTGCGAAGTTTGCGGCAAGACCTGACGTGACTCGTGAGTTCTTGGGTAGGGCTCATCTTCTGATGCCCTGCTACCCGACTTGGAGTAGCTTGCTGGTAGGCTGTGATAACGCCTACGTAAGCCCGCTACTTAACCTCGTCGAAGGTAACAAGGTCACGTTCGTTCCGAAGACAGCAAAGACTCACCGAACTATCGCTGTTGAGCCGCACATAAACTCGTTCTTTCAGCTCGGCCTAGGCCGGATGATTAGGGCGAGGTTAAAGCGGCGAGGCATCGACCTAGATGATCAGGAGATCAACCGATCGCTTGCTCAGCTGGGCTCTCGTGATGGTAGTCTCGCGACTATCGATCTCGAGGGGGCTTCCGACACTATTTGTGTCGAGCTAGTTCGTGATCTTTTGCCCGAACCTTGGTTCAATTGGCTAGATGCTAGCCGTTCACATTGGGGGAAACTAGATGGGGTGACTTTTCACTACCAGAAGTTCTCCTCAATGGGGAACGGATTTACATTTGACCTAGAGAGCCTGTTGTTCTGGGCGCTGTCAACGGCTGTCGTTAAACGACTTGGTTACAACACCTTTTGGGTGAATGTCATGGGAGACGATATCATCGTACCCTCAGACTGCTTCGACGAAGTGTCGGCGCGGCTTGAGAGCGTTGGTTTCCTCGTCAACCGAAGTAAGTCATTCTCGCAGGGCCCCTTCCGGGAATCCTGCGGGGGTGATTACTACCAAGGCGTAAACGTGAGAGGCCTGTACCTCAAAAAGGTACCCACTAACGAAGTCGACTGGCTGATTCTGGCAAATCGCATCCGTCTTCTCGCGCACCAATGGTGCGGGGGCTACGGGTGCGACGTCAGATTGAAGCCAGCCTACGACTTTGCTGTGTCACGATTGTCTGACCGGCTTCGCGCTATCCGAGTTCCACAAGGATTCGGTGAAGACGCTGGGCTAATCAGTAATTTTGATGAAGCAACTCCTTTCTCGCAGAGGAATGTTAGCGGATGGGACGGCTGG